CTAATCCATGAGAAATCCCCTTACCTGCTGCAGCATGCATATAACCCTGTAGACTGGTATCCCTGGTGTGATGAGGCATTTGAAAAAGCCAAACGGGAAAACAAGCCCATCTTCCTCTCCATAGGCTATTCCACCTGCCACTGGTGCCAAGTCTGTAATTAACAGCAAAATTTTATTCGCTGTCATGGCACCACCTCCTTTATACTCAAAATTATTCTTATAAATTATAGTATATCCAAATTTACTAAGTATAAAAGGCTACCGAGATTTATCGATAGCCTTTTATAGTGATTCTTTATGCTGTTTTTTCCACCTTTTTCGCACTGCTCAATTTCGTAATAGTGCCTGCAGCACTATAAGTGTCCTTCGTAATCGTTTGATAGATTACATGGCTTAAATTGGCTAGTGCAAGGGAAGATGGCTTGTTTAATTCTTTAACAACAAATGTTATTTTTGCCATCCCACAAGCACCTCCAATTTTTCTGTGTTTTTTTCATCTGTATATAACATAACACATTTTTGGATGAGGCTTTTTGGATTGGAATATAAGGTAAAGTAATGGTGGGTAAGAATACTTTATACATTTAGAAACTTTTTAGAAATTTTTATAAAAAAAATTTTAAAAGTGCGTAGTTGTCTTACCCATTTGCGAAAAAATTTAAAAAAAGATAAAGGGCTGTATATCTAACAATCCTTTATTTCTTTGCAAGTTCCTGTAAAGCCTCTTTGTTTTATTCTATGATTTCGTCCATCATTTTTTCGAGTTCGTTTTTCTCTTTTTCTTGCTTATCTTCTTTTATAAACATCACTTCCTCTGCAATAGATATTCTAAAAGATTATTACCAGAAATAAAACTGTTTCTTAATAAATTACATTAGAATAAAGTGTTTTATAACCGTTTCTGTATATTACAGGTATATAAAAAGTTCGTTTCTGTTTATTTTTTCTTTTTCATCTTCTATTGTAGGAAAGCATTTCTAAAAACTTATCAAAGAGTTATCAAAAGAGGCTGTCTAATATGACAGCCTTTTTTATTTAAAAAAATCCCCTCTTTTTCTAAAAAAAACTTGACATGAGTAAGTTAGATTTTATTAAATAGCAGCACAAAATAAAGAGGGGGTATGTATTATGAATAACTTATACGATGAGGATTATTTTGATTTAAAAGATTACGAATACAACTATGATGATTATAATAATATCCTTGAACTGCGAACACTTTCAAAAAGTGAGTTTAATAAATTAATAAAAACAATAGAAAAAACTATCAAAGAAGCCAAGAAAAACAAACAATAAGTATAGCCTATTACCATTTTTTATGGTATAATTATTATGTATCTTCGAGAGAGGGCTGGGCTGTTTGGTTATCCATAGTCCACCCAAAACAAAAGCACCAGATTTTTTCTGGTGCTTTTTGCTTATAATTAGGTAGTAATAAAGCAATCATAACCGTCCGCTTTAAGTTTATTTTGAAGATTTATAGCATTTTGTTTTACGCTAAATGCTCCACATTGTACACGATACAGTTTCTTGTTGTTAACATTCGCTGTTACAATATAAGTATCGTACCCACTCTTTTTAAGCCTTTCTTCCATTTTTTTTGCATTTTCATAGACTGCATAGGCTCCAACCTGAACACGATACAAGATATTTGATTTTTGAGGTTCTATATATTCTTTTAAATATGAACCTGAACAAAAGGCAGTTTGATTTTTATAAGTGAATTGATACCAATTGTTTTTTGTAACTCCAGTTACATTGATAATTTCATTTTGCTTTAAAGTCCCTAAAATTTTACCATTTGTGCTAGGCAGTGTCCTAACATTTAATTCTGTAGCAGTTACTTGCATTTTTTTATTAATTTTTTGTATATCTGTATCTACCAATCTTGCAAGAAAATCTTCCCATCTTTTCGGTTCACTTACGAATGGGGCAGGGCAGTTTTTTCCCGTAACATCATAATGACGTAAGATATTGCTCACAGGTATATTGTATTTTTTCATTAACATTTTTGTAAGTTCAATAGTTTTCTCTACGACTATTTCAGAAAGACTCCAATCCTTTTCTATACACATCTCAATACCGATACTGTTTGAATTTCGACACTCTGAGTGTTTATACGAATTCGCTCCAACGTGCCAGCCCCACCAGTTATCCTCTAAAATTTGTATAGTTTCTTTTTCATCTATGAAATAATGGGCACTGGCTCCTGTATAATCACGGTTTATATAAAGATAATGATTGTAAGCGGAAGCCCCTGGATTTGCTGTGTAATGGATGACGATAAAACGAGGGGTTATCTTTTTATCTTTTGTATAGTTCTTATCGACTAATAACTTTCTAATTTCCATATTGGTGTCACCCCCTTTATTACTGTGACTTATGGATAATTTCGTATAATCCAATACCGCTTGTGCTAATAAAAATAGAATTGGCAAATGTAGTCATTATCAGTTGCCCAGTTATGGTTTCTCCATCAAGCGCTAAAATTACTAAACGAAGAACAAAGCACAAAAAGAATACTAAATACATAGTGCTGAAAGTTGTCTTAAAGATTTTTGTTGTTAATTTATCGAAAGGCACTTTCACAAACTGAATAAGAAGCACAAGCATAGGAACAAATGTGGCGTATTCAAGTAGTTGTTCAAATGTCAAAAAGTTTGTAAGGTTTTCCATAGACTACACCCCCTTTTAAAAATTAGTGTCTATTGATAGTAACCTTAATCTCTTGCACATCATTTTTGATAGAATTTACGATTTCTAATTTTTCTGTAAGTTCTTTGATTATTTCCTGATTTTTTATAATCATCTGATTTGTTTCTGCTAAAAGTTTTTTAAACTCTTGTTCTCTTTGATTTATGTCTTCTCTCATCTCTTTTTCTCTCTTCTGATTCTCTTTTAAAATCCAAAATATTAAAAATAAAGAAAGTCCAAGATAGACACTTTCTTTTAATCCAACAGCAATTAATTGCTCCATAAAAATCCCCCCTTCTAATAAACGGACGTGTTGTATACTCACAGCAATATATATAAAGAAGAATTGCATTTTCAAGTTTTTTAAATAATAAACAATACAATATTTAAACATGCTGTAGTATAATAGGTAAAAGGGGGTAAGAGGAATGGATACAGTGGAAAATAAAAATATTGAAGATATAATTATTAAAGAACTTTTTTCCAGATTGGAATATAAGGAAGAAGAAAAGTATTGGCTTCTTACAAATTTTAATGAACATATAAGCAAAATATATAAAGAAATATATAATAAATTTATTAGCAAAGATGAAATCAGTAAAGTAATAGAGAATTTAAAAGAAAATAATATTATTGAAATTAAGGAAAATAAAGAAGAGAAGGTAAAATTTTATTCTTTAACTACAAAGGGTAGAGAATACGCTTTAGATAATGAGTACATAACTAATAATGAAATTACAAGATATTCAACAGATATATATTATAAATTATTAGGATACTTTGCTGATTTAGGTATGTCGCTAACTGAATCCAAAAAGGACATTATTAATCTGAATAATAATGTTAACGAAATAAAAGAAGTATTAATACCGTCTGTAAAAAAAGTCAAAGAACATGAAACAAATATAAAGTCTTTTTATAACAATATAATTTCGATAATGTCTATTTTGATTGCTGCATTTTCTATTATTGGTTTTAATATTGGTGGCATAAAATTTATAGTAGAAAACAAAGACTTAATTAAGCCTTGGGAATATGCTGGAAGTATAGGAGTTATAAATTTAGGTATAATTGTTTCTTTATATTTTTTATTTTATTTACTAAACAAAATTGTTAACCCCAACAACGAAGAAAGGCCAAAACCCAAAAAAATTAATATTTTCAATAATAAGGTTGCAATATTCTTGTTAATAGCATTTATTATCTTAGTATCAATTTGTTTTTTCATTGCATAAGAAAGACTATCCTAAATTTATAGGATAGTCTTTTTTTTTTACATAATACCAGAGTTCGCTAACAACATTCCAACTAGTAATCCATTTTCAAAACCTTTGCCTGGTTGCGCAGTTACAAAATAGCCATTTAGATATTCCAAAAGCCTGTCCGTATAAATAATTCCACCAACAGCGGGGAAGAAGTATTCTTCCAAATTCTGTAATTCATAAATCGTACCATATTTAATGCTGTTTGGATTAACGAAATAATAGTCTTCTAGTTTTTCCTGTAGAAAATAATCCGTGTATCTTACATTATCCTCTTTTCTTTGAGTATTAGCGTGTATCTTACATTATCCTCTTTTCTTTGAGTATTAGCGAGTTCTATATAAATGGTGTCTTTATAATTAATACCTTGGGTTGGTTTGAATGCTGCTCCTAAATCAATAGCCATAAAGCATCACCACCCTTATATTAGTAACAACGTAATAATACACCATTCCATAAACTATCTATTTTGCCATTAAGACTTCCTAAACCCACATAAACAACCCCATTAACAGAGTAGAATGAACCAATTGTGGTGCTATATGAGTTTGGCATTACAATAAGATTAGATATTTTTCCACGAATCCCCTGCGATGTTGTAAATGCATATAAATTATACAACGGAATTTTGTTGTTATAATAGTTTCTAGTGAAATTCGAATCATATAGACTGCCTACTCCACCTGCATCTGTTTTTAAATATGGCACAGTATTTGCGATATCTTCCACATCAAATGCTTTATTGTACGCATTGAGTCCTGGAAGCAAAGATATAAAGACATCTGTATCCGCAGCATTTGTTGGTGCATCTATTCTAATTACAAGCATTGTTGAATTTTCATTTAGCGAATAATATGACGTTATTCTAAATAAAAAATAATCCTGATTTTGTCCGATTAAAAAATTCACAACTACATCACTTGTATCATTTTTATTAAAACTATAATCTGTAAAACTTGCAACATGTGCTTCTGCTACTGTTACTAAGGGTAAATAAGTGCAATCTATAGTAATTTCTCTTGTATCATCAACTGTTTCAAAAGTAATTGTTCCATTCAGTCGATTTAATTTATATTTTTCTTCTGTTTCAACTCCGTTATTTTTCACTGTTACTGGTGTATTTAAAGCAATAACTTGTTTAAGTGAATCTGCGATTTGATATGTTTTATTATCTAAAGTAGTGGTAGGCAAGTTTGCCGCTACTACGCCTTGTCCACTTACCTTAATAACTACATCTTTTCCTGTTAAATTCATAACCATAACCCCCTTTACAAAAAGGTTTATATTTTACCCTGCTATTCTATCTAAATAACAGGGTAAAACATAATTTTAAACAGTTCGTGCTGGAAGCACCTCTATAGGTTCTCCCGCTGCTTGAAGTGATATAGAAATAGTTTGTTTGTCTCCTGCGTCAGCGCTATACTCTACTGATTCAACGATACAGAGAAGTTGTTTTCCAGGATTGGCTGATGTATTTGGATACATGCCAATGTAGACATAATCACCAGCATGAAGTTCTTCAGTAGATTCCTTGTAATTTCCGCTTATTGACGCACTTGCATCTTTTAATCCAGGGATTCTCTTTTTATATTCTGAACCAAATTCTGTTATTTCAAGTATATCAGCCGTTTCGGTTAAACTTGCATTATCCATTCCTTCAAGTTTTGTTCCTGTTGTACCATCCATTGGTGTAGTTCCTTTTAAAAACCAAACTTCATTTTTGTTGCCTGCTAATGCTAAAGACATAATGCATACCCCCTTAAAACTGAATTTATAAATAAATTAGATATTTCTTTGAACTTGTACAGCGAAATTCATTGAATAGTGAACTCTATTTTGATTGTCTCGTCCCATGTTGAGAATATCAGAAGAAAGAGTAACTAAAATGTAGTTGTTCCCATTAATAGTAAAATTACTTTTCCCATCAAGTAAATCTTTTATCTTATTACACCAATCTAATGCGTCTTTTCGATTTGTATGACGAACTCGAATTTGAATTGAAGGATTTTCTATTTGTCTTTCATTCCCAAAAAAATAACTTGGACGGCTACCCCCTGAATGATAGACAGTAATACAATTATCATTAATATTGTCATCAGGCATTTCATCAACGAAAACATTGTTTGTGATTACTTGTAATAGAGTGCTTATATCTTTTGCTATGTTCATTACTTTGTTGCGAAGCATTTTCAGCACCCCCTTGTTAATGTTAACTCTTATCTATTAGTTCCTGCACTTTATCTCTTACATATTCAACATATTTATCTGCATTTTCTTTCAAAGGTTGTTCAAGGAATTTTGCTTGCCCAACAGGGTGGTGGGCTTCAAGATTCTCATGCACATATATTGCGTATTCCTCTTCAAAGCCCACGACAACACTTGGATTTTTACCTTGTCTATCTGCTTCCGTAAACGCACTTGCCCGCAATGCCCCAGTATCGATAGGGGTGATGTCAACCGCCTTTTGTTGTAAATCATTACCACAATCTAACAAAGCGTTTTGAATTACATCTGAAATTTCAGAAATACTTTTATTTAGTTTTTTTGTAAGTTCTACAAAGCCTTCTAATTTAACTCCATTCATTAGATATACACCTCCCTGAATTCCACGTTGCCGTCTAAACCCACAATTTCGCTAATAGCAATAATTTTAAATTCTTTATCGTTATAAACAATGTAATCCGACAATTTCAAGTTTTCTTTTGTATACAAAGTCGCTGAACTTGTTACTTGCTGTCCTTCTGCATTTACAACAATTTTATGTTTAAATTGAAGCCTTCCTTTTATAGTTTTAATTTCAGTTTGAATATCTCCATATTCATCTTTGCCAAGAACTCTTTTAATTTTTACTTCTTGATTTGTATACACATCTAACATATCGCAACACTCCCCAATAGGTATCGTCTTAAATAGGAAAGTGCTTCTGGACATATAGTTTTTTGTGCTTCAGATAAATTATCAACAAAAGTTTCGCTTAAATCGCCGAGACTATAACTTTTTACCCCTTGTTTCTGTAATTCTTGTCGTTTACTCCCGCCTTGTAGTAAAAACAATGCTTGTTCACAAGTAGCGTATGCAACCGAATCTGGTATCCCATCAGTAAACTCCAATGCCGTGTTAGTTCTTGGAAATTCTAAATTCTGATATAAATCTAATTTTCTACCACTAAAAGGTAATCTATTTATCTGCCTTGTAGCAGTAATAAGTGCTTTTTCTTTGGTAGTTGTATCATATTTATTCCAATCTTCAAATTGAAGTGTATTAACAAAGTAAGAATCTGCTTCTTCTACAGTTACATAACTATTAACAAGTTTTACTAACATATAAATCGCCCCCCTTTTTTTTAATACTTGCTATATTTAATAGGAAAATACTTTTAATTTGCAAGTTTTTTTTAAAAAAAACTCGTTAAAGTAAGTTTTTCTTTTAAAAACAAAAATAGAGGAAGACAATTAAATGTCTTCCCCTGATTTTTTCTTTTTAGTAGTTTTCTTTGCTTTTTTCTCTTGAACTATCTCTTCAATTTGCTCTTTTGTTTTCTCTTTATCTTCCTTTTTAATAGGACATAATATTTGATGAATATCATAAACTTTGCTATTTGAAAATTTTGCATTACACTTTTCACACTTTATCATTTAAAACACCTCCATTTAAAAATAAAGGGAAGTAGATTATCCACCTCCCTCTATCTTTTTGCAATATTGTTATGCTGCTATAGAAACATAGATACCATTTTTCTTATTATCGAGTACCCAAGCGTCATGATATAAGCGATAATCAAATTTCCATGCGTGTGCTTCTTGGTTTTGTTCAGGCGTGAATACCCTTGGTAATGCAAGTTTTACAATTTGTACAACTGCTGATTTGCTAACAAGCATAAAGTTAATTGCTTTTGCATTAATATCAGGAGTAAATCCACCACTTTCTTGTCCTGCTGTTTTTCCATCATTGAATACATAAGCAGTCTTAAATCTTGTGCTAGGAACTTTTACAACCTGCATTCCATCGAATGTTTCAATTCTTCTGTCTACATTTCCGCTTCCAGTCTGAACATCAAATCTCTTTACAAGTTCATTTGTGCCTTTCATGAGATTGTATGCTGGAACGCTAACAAATAATACTCTATCACCTTCGGGAACTTCCGCATCGTCCAATGTACCAATCGCTGTATCGATTGCTGCAATTATATTATCTTTTGTAAGTGCTTCTTGTACACTGTTTTCTGCTTTTGAAGCATAAGTAGAGAAACGATAAGCGTCAAGTTCGGGAGCAACCTGTGTACGAATAAATTCTCCACTCAACGAAGCAAACGCTACCATTGCTGTTTCTTCATTATCCATTGCGTCAATCATAAAAGTTCTGCCTCTGTCTTGTGTAAATGTATGCGTTACCCATTCAAGCGTTACATTTCCTTTTATAAAGCCGTTTGTTCTATCATAATCCCCAAGCCCTTGTAGCACCATCTTTGGGATTAGTACACTCTTTGCATTTGCTGTTTCTCTTATCAAATCACTCTGAACATCTAAAACAGATGATTTTGACTCTGCTGCATATTTTGCATCCAAAAGAGGAACATATTTTTGAATAAGTTCAATATAATTAGCCATTCTAACCACCCCTTCTGTATGTTTTTAAATTAAAATAACTTTAGTGCTTTTTTAAACATTTCTTCCAATTTATCTGTTTTCTTGGAATCTAAAATAGGATTTGCACCACCATTAGATTGGTTACCTTTTATAATTTCAGGAAATTCTTTTTCTAAGTCTTTTAATGCTTCTTGTAATCCAGAAACGTTTCCACTGTCATCAACTGTAATTTTTGATTTATCTAACAGTTTATTGACAAGTTTCATATTATATTGTCCTTCATACTTTTTAAGTTCCGCTTGAAAAAGTAACTCTTTTACTTTTTCAAGTTGTTCTTGCTGTGTTTTCTGCAAATTCGTCTGATAAGAAGTTATTACTGTATCCCAATCTTCAACCGCCTCATCTTCATTGATTCCAAGAAGATTTTTTAGTTTTTTCTCAAAATTTTTTGCTTTTACTCTGTTTTCCGCTGCTTCACTTCGAAGTGCTTTTACATAGTCTTCGCTAAAAAGACGAGGTTCTGTGTTGTTATTATTATTAGTATTAGTGTTTGTGTTAGTGTTATTATCGTTTAAATTTTGATTTTGATTATTAATATCTGTGTTTTGTGGTAGACTCATTCTACATCACACTCCTTTAAGTTGGGACTCTTTCCCATGTTTTAAACTTGATACAATATAGTAAATGATTTTTATTGATTTCAAGTATTTTTTATAAAAATATCTTTCACAAACAATGCTTTGCAACAGAGCAATGTACCCCAAAAATTCCCCCCCTTGCGGGGAAATTTTGCATTACTTTGTTGTGAAGCATTACTTTGTTGCGAAGCATTACTTTGTTGCGAAGCATTACTTTGTTGCGAAGCATTGTTGTAATGAAACAAACCCCGTTATGTATAAAAAAATACTGGGTAAGAGGGTAAAAAAAATAAGTAGAAAAGCAAGAATAAGTACTGTTTTAACACCTTAAAAGTTATTTTTTTGGGTATTAAGTTAGGTAATTTAGATATTTTTTTATTTTTGATATGTATTTTTTAAATTTGTAAGTTTTTATTTCAGTTATTGCTTAACACGAGTTTTTCTTTTAGAAAAAACTTGATTATTTTTTTAATTTTTTATTTTATTTTTTGAGTTTTTGTTTTTTATTTTTAATTAATTTAATTTTTATTATTTTTTTGTGTAATTTCTTAACTTACTACCTTATTCTTAAATTTGTTTTAGTTTTTGGTGAAGTCGGAACACGGCTTCTTCTCCCCCCTGTTACAAGACTATAAGATGGTATAATACGATATAGCCTTGTAACAGGGGAAAAAGGATAACGGAATAGTTTTAGTTTTTGGAGCCAGCCGGTATCCGTATCCTCCTCGCTTATTCGATAGGTGTGTATCAGGTATCAACCTATCTATTAGCGACATCCTCTCGAACCCGCCCAGGCCCGATTACCGGGTGTGCCACCACAGCACTTGAGGAGCCCCCCATGACGGAACTGTACCACAACCTGCGTGTCTGGGAAAACAATAACGCTTTCCCATCTAACGGGGCATCCATACGGTGGTTAGCCGCAGAGTTGTTTTAAGGTGATTATGCTTTCAACACCCGAACACTTTAATTTGTTTATATGGCGCAGTACTCGTCTTCTGCCCCTATTCAATTGTCTGTTCTTAAAGCGTATACCTTATACTGAATCATTCTTTAAAAAGTCAAGTCTTTTTTTTAAAATTTTTCTTTTAAAAACATAAAAAAATAACGGCTCTTTTTCAGAACCGTTACTGTAAGGCTTTAAGCAACTATCGTATATATTCCATCTTTGTTTTTCCTGTAGATTTTATCTGATATTTTGTTGACATCATTATCAATTGTTATCAAATGTTTTAATATTTTAGAATAAGTATTAAATGTTGATTCTTGATATTTAGCACATATAAAAGTGGAAGATGAAGGCATACAAAAAAGAATATCATCGCCAACTTTTCTTTGTATTTGTTCTTGAACATATTTTGACAGGAACAAAGTTGCTGCATAATCAGTATTAAATCGCAAACTATAGATTGGCAGTGTTTTATCTAACTGTACTAATATATTAGTTATTTTATTGAGATTTTCAAAACTCTTCGTTTTTAAAGTATCTATATCAATATTACTGTTTGCTATGTCATCTTTTGTTATAAAGCGAAAAACCTCTCCCATATCTGCTACCCAAAACAATGAAAGATTACAGAACAATTTTTCACTTATAAAATCTTGTTGACTATCCTTTCCAAACTCACTTGATTTTACAAAAGGAAAAACATTATTTAAATCCAATTTAAATCGGTAGGTATTTAAAATATCATTTATAATTTGCATATAATTTTTAAAAGTTTGTTTATAGCCTGTAAATTGATATTCCTGATACATAGGTTTTAAGGGTATAGATACATTAGTAACATTTTTTGCAACATATATTCTGTCTTTGCTATCCATTCGTACTTCATCAAAATGTGGTTTTAAGTCTTTAATTATTTCATTTACAAACTCTTTAAAACGCATACTATCAACTCCTTTCTTAAAACAGTATAACGTTAAAAAACAAAAATGTCTTGTCCTCAAAACAATTATTATGAAAATTCACAGAAGAGAATAGAGAAGAGGAGGATGGAAGAGATAAAGAAAAAGGTGCTGATTTTAGCACCCTTTCTTTAAAGAATATTTAGGATATTAAACATAACAATTGCAACTATTAGTAAACATATTACTGTCAATACCTTATTTATTTTTTGTTGCTTTACAAATCCTTTAGGGTTTTCCAGTGCCTTCTTAAATTCTTTATCAAGCCACCTATCAATTACCTTCATAAAAACATCTCCTTTCAATTATCCTTTCAAATTGCAAACATGTTATAAGAAATCATTCTTTGCTGTGTCAAGTTTATTTTTTCTATAAAATAAGAAAAAATTTTCTAAAAAAGACTTGACATGAGAAAGTATCATTCTTTAAAATGCCTCAAACATCAACAAGAGGAAAGGGGATGGTTTTATGATTAAAGAACAATTAATCATGGATAATAGAGAAGTACAAGAGAAATTTTATAAGTATAAAGACACTGTGAGAGTTCTTTACCTATGGGAAAATCAGCCGATTGAAGTGGATAGTTGTTATTATACACGAATTGATAACAAAGAGATAATAAAAGAGATTTTAGAAGAGATAAATGTCAAGAAAATCCAGCGAATTTTCGTGGGGGCTGGTGAATACGATATACATGTAGCAAAAGATTATTTCTTTAAACTGTTAAAAGGTAAGAATGTTAGAATTTTTAACTCTATGTATTAATAAAAAAACAGGAACCATTTTGGTTCCTGCTTTTTTGCTCTAAGGAGGTATTTTATCTGTTTATTAATTATTTTGTTTTGCTGAACGAAAATCTTTTAAAGTCGTATAAAACATATAAAAAGAAATTATGGCAAACGGGATATACCATAGATTTAATATTTGTTGCCCTAAACTTGGAATCTTTGTAAATATGGCTAACAATATAGCAAATACGCCATATCCAACAAACACTGGTAATATATTTATAAGAAAGCATAGAATCTTTTTCATAATATTTCACTCCTTTTTTATAAAAAAGTATTTTTCCTATATTATTAAGTATAACGTATTATAGTAATTTACGCAGCGCCTTGTATAAATTTTAATAAATTTGCAGCAATTTATTATAAAAAAGAATCTGTCATCAAAACAGATTCTTTCTTTTTTCTCATATAATCTTACCTTTTAATTGAATTCTTTTTCCTTTTCCACCAGAAGGGTATGTCCATCTGAAAGGTGTTCCGAAATGCCCATCATTAATTTTTAAGATATTATCTATGTACTTATCCAGTTTATGAATTTTAAATTCAGATGTTTCATTTTGATATGTTATTATATAATCAGCCCATTGTGTTTTGGGGTTTCCGTCACCTCCAACACCACCATATACCCACAATGCTAATTTTCTATTGTATTTCGGCATTTCCCTTTCTAAATACTGGGTAAGTTCTTTGCCAAGGGCTTTCATACCACCAACTTTTTGGAATAATTCTAATGTCTGGATTAACTTTTTATCTGTTATTTTTAATACATCAATAAATTTATCAACTGAATATTCATGTACGCTTACCCAATCGCTGCTCGTTCTTTTACAACTAAAAGTATAATTTTGGGTGTTTCCATCTTTAAATGTTACTACAAGCAATACATCTGTTTTTGGTTTACCTCCAGAAGGAAGTAGTTCTATATCTCTAGTAGCATTTATTTCTTTTATAATAGCAGGATTAGTTATATTAATACTATCCATTATTTGTTTGAAATATGGATAAAATAATCCTGTTTCAAGTTCATCATCATTAGCCCATTTTGCAAAGTTTTTCTGGTTGTTAAGAATTATTTCTATCTGTTCTTCAAAATTAAGTCCCTGCAATGCTTTTTGTTGCCCTGTTATCATGCCTCGGAGATACTTTTCTTCAATCATTGAATAAAACTCCGTTTGACTCACTACGTCATCTATAGCAGAGTAAATTTGATTATTTAGTATTTTATTATAATAAGATATTGCATTATTCCGCTCTGTTTCAGAAATATCATCTGGATATACAATAATTGATTTTGTTATTTCATCTTTTACTTTTTTAATATGATATGCATTCCATTGCTGGATGTTAATCCTGTCCGTTCTTATTGATGTTGTAGAATGCACTATCCACTTTTCCCCATCATCAAACTTTATTAAAAACTGGAAATAAAACTGCTCAGGATTAATATCTTTGTAACCAGCCCTGATAGGAGTCTGGTATTCTGCTATGTATCCCTTTTTCTTTAATAAATCTATTAAATCATTAAGGCTCATTTTGCCTAAATTGCCGTGCATCGTTTTATATGTATTATTATCACTCATCTTTTCACCTCCATTTCATATTATTTACAACTTTAGATTTTATCAAATAATAATTAAAAAAGAAACCCTTAGTCATAAAACTAATGGTTTCTTTTCGTTTCTCTTACTTTTTGAGTTATCTTTAACATTTCATCTATTGAATCTCTTAACTCTTTATTTTGCTTATTCCACCATTCCCAGAACGCTTCTTCAAGAATCTGATTTTGGTTTTTATGCAGAATTGTACTTAGATATGCCAATGTATCTGTTAATTTATCTGAAAGTGTAAGCGTAACCTTCTTTTTCATATTACACCTTCTATTTGTATTGCCCTTTCTGGGAATATAGAGTTAAGAGTTTTTACAATTTCTTTCGCTATATTATAAGCAAGCAGTGGTGGAATAGCATCTCCGATTTGCTCGTATCTATCCTGTTGCGGGTCGCTGTGAAATTTCACATATGGCCCTTCGAAAATATACCAGTCAGGAAAACTCTGCAATCTCGCTACTTCCCTTGGAGTTAATGCCCTATTTAAACGAGGATGTATCATTTCATCTAAACAGTGCGATGTAACAGTAAAACTAGGCTCATCCTCTTTCAATCTTCTATTCCTTGCTGCATAAAGTTTTTTAGGGAAATACTTCTCTATTAATTCGGTTTGATTGCTTTCCTTTAGTCTTTCACATGCAGTCTGCATATTTTCGCCCTGTTTTATAAGAGACATCCTCATTTTCATGCTCTCTTTGTGATTAACCGCCTTATGGCTACTTAAAGTTTTTGGATTATAATTTAAATGAGCAGGGGCAGGCTTACTTATACCATGCATGACTTTTAAAAATTCTAATCTTGTTGGGTTTGTAACAGTGTTTATATCAAAATCATAAACTTCAGTTTCTTCCCCCGAATCTATTTGAGGCAAATCAAGGATTGCATCTGCAACTGCTACATAAGGTTTTCCTGTACCTGGGCCATGAGTAGGGGAAGGGTAATTAAATTTTGCATTCTCATACTTTTCGTTGATAGCAACAAGAAATAACCTTTCACGGCTTTGTGGTACTCCATAATTAATTGCGTTCAAAAGAACTATGTCTTTATCCCTGCTTGCCAATCTATAACTGGGTAAATTTTCTATTTTTCTTTCAAATTCATTGCATATTGTTTCATACATTTTTCCTGGTATTCCATCTAATTTCTTAGAAAATAAACCTTTTACATTTTCAAACAAAATCATAGCCGCATTGGTTTCTCTTGCGATTCTTATTATATTCATAAATAAGAAGTTCCTGTCATCGTCTTCTTTTCTGTCCCCTGCCATCGAAAAAGATTCACATGGGGCACCTCCTGTTACGATATCAACTGTATTAACACCAAAGCGATTTTTCAAAATCTTTTTTATTAAATTACCATCAACTTTATTTATGTCGCCATGTATCAGCAGAGTTCTTTCACTTGGCTTAAAATAGGAGTCAGCATCTTCAAGAGTACCGTTTAGATATTTCTCTAATTCAAAGATATCAGCCCCATGAGTTGCTGCATAAGTCTGAACAGTCCAATCACTCCATTCAACCGCAATAAGCGGCTTAATTCCAGCCCATTTAAAACCTGTACATAAGCCTCCAGGGCCGCTGAATAAATCTATCGATGTGTACATGCTAAGTCCTCCTGTGTAATGTAATATTACAGATAGATTTTACACTAAATCATTATTGTTGTCAATAAATACATAATAATAATTTTATGTATTTCAATATTTATGTAATTCAGTATACTCGAATTTAAATAATATCTTAACTTTTACTTGCTAAGATAGTATAATTATAAAAAATGGGGGAATGATACATGGATGTTTTAACTCCTGAACAACGAAGAAGGAATATGCAGGCTATCAGGGGGAAAGATACAAAAATTGAAATAATTCTTAGGAAAAAATTATGGGAAAAAGGATATAGATATCGAAAAAATTACAAAAACTTGCCTGGAAAACCAGATATCGTTTTTGTAAATCTGAAAATAGCAATATTTTGTGATAGTGAGTTCTGGCATGGATATAATTGGGAAGAGAAAAAAAAGCGTTTAGGTACTAATAGGGAATTCTGGATTCATAAAATCGAAACAAATATGGAAAGAGATAAAAAGGTAAATGAAGAGTTAATTTCTAAGGGTTGGATTGTATTAAGATTTTGGGAAACAGAAATCAAAAAGAACCTTAATGAATGTATCCAAAAAATTGAAGAAGCAATTCAACAAAGAAAGCAAAATAATAAATAAACCGCTATTACAATAGCGGTTTATTATAAAAAGCAATCAATAATTTTGTTATTTTTTCCTTTTTTCTCTTTGTTCTTTCTTTAATTGTTTACAAATTGTGCATTGCCCATAACCCATCGCTTTAAGTTGTACGCTTGCTAAATATCTGTGTTCATGATTATTTTCGCATATCCACCAAACCTTTTTATGGCTTTGGTAGCATGTGTTATGAGGTGTTACATTGCCATTTCTTGCAAAATCCCAAAATGGTAATAAATGTGGTAACTTTGTAGCGACATTATTAACTTCGCTTGCTCGTGGATTCTTGTTGGTGCAATAAGGACAACCTTGTTTATTCAAAGTTCTATTGTATACGGCTGATTCCCAACTCATTCCACACTTTGGACATTTCCACCAGACTTTCTTTCCACTGCCATAACTTAAACTATTTATATCAATTTCATTTTTCTCTATATCAAATTCTCTTGCAATCTCTGGATATCTGTTAATAAGTTTATTCTCTTCTGTAAGCCTCTTCATACAAACCACCTCTTTCTCTTAAGTTTCGGGCATTTTATAGAAAGATGGTTTATGTTGTCAAGTATTTTTTTTCTGAAAAATATTTTATAAATAAAAAATCTTTGGGGGATAATTCACAAAGATTTCTCTTAAATTTTCTCTTTAATCTCTTCTTGTTCTTTTACAAACCTGTAAAAAGTGTTTCTTTTAAGTCCAAGTTCCTGCATGGCTTTTATCGCTGTAATTTCGCCATTTTTCCACTGCTTATATACTGTATCGAAGTTTTTTGGTTTTTGAACGGGAGGACGTCCAAACTTTATACCTCTTTTTAATGCTGCGTCAATTCCTTCACGCTGTCTTTCCTTTATCTTTCTTCTTTCTTCTTCTGCAAGCCAACTTAATATCTGTAAAACTAAATTAGTAACCAATTCTCCAATACCGTCTAATCCCTTATATTTGCGGGTATCTAATAAAGGCATATCCAATACAACTATATTAATTTTGTTATCAATTAACCATTGCCATTCTTCCAAGATACCTTTCTTATTTCTCCCAAGCCTATCCAGACTATGAACAAATAAAGTATCGCCTGGACGAATAGAACGCTTTAATGCTAACCATTCGGGACGGTTAAAATCCTTACCACTCTGTTTGTCTATGTATATGTCCCGTTCATCAATATAGTCATCCAACTGTCGAATACTGTCGATTTGCCTCGCAAGGTTTTGCTCTTTGCTTGAGACACGCAAATAAGCAAAATTTCGTTGCATAAATTTATTCACCTCGTTTGAAAAAGTATACTTTTATAAATACATAAAAATACGCTTATAATTTGTTTATTAAAGTTTAAGTTACTACTTTTTAAACATTTGAAAAATATAATATACTTTTATAAACAATATAACACATATTATTTTGTTATGCAGCAGGTTGAGGTAGAGTAGTAGTAATATAATCTATATAAAGTACCATTTCAGTTGACACCGTCCTGTGCAACAGCGTAGCAAAGCGAGTACTTTACCTCATAAAAATTAAAAAGCGGTAGGCTCATTACACCAAACAAGCCTACCACCTTATTTATGAAGAAAAGGAGATGATTTTATGAATACTTTGCTCAATTTAACATCTACGCAGAATCGTTGTTATAGTTGCTATTGTGTTAGTATATTATATAAACATACTTTTATTTTTCAAGTCTTTTTTATAAAATTTTTCTCTTTAATCTCTATTTGTTGCTTCTCTATATTTTCTCTTTAATTCTTTATAATTGTCGCTATTAGAATTTTTCATCCTGCGAAATCCTGCAAAGGTTGAAGGAGTGTCGTTGGGAAGAACTGTCCTATATTTTTCCCATAAGAGTCTGTCGCTTCGCAACTTTGCTTTTTCTTTTTGAACTTGGTAATATGCTTGCACTTGCCTATCGGCTTTGCTTGGTTTAATAAAAGGGCGATTGCTATTTATCATGTCTTCATTAACATTATTTAATTCCTCAATGTATGGCTCCAGCGTGTGACGGCAATTTGGGTGAATATTAGCATAGCCACTACTAAATGCAACATCCAGTTTGGGAAATCTTTTATCTTTACCACTAATACTATAAACTCTTCCTTCAAATTGCTGACATATAGGGCAGGAACCAGGGTGACTACTCATTTTTACTAAGTCATAACCTAATTCGCTAACTTGTAAAATCGTTGCAGTGTTTGTTACTTCTCTTGTCGTGCTTCTTGCTACCATTTCTGCGTAAGCGTCTAATCTTATTTGTCGTCCATTCTTTGCTTTTATTGCTGTTATTCCTCGCTCACTAAATTTCTTAAGAATATTCTTTTTACACTCTTTTAAAGTCTCGTTTGTGCCAAGTTTAAGTCCAATTGCTTCATCTGTTGCTTCCTTTATTACATCTTTAATTTGTCTTCCAACAAAATAACGCACATCGTCTAATTCTCCAAGTTTATTACGAACAAAAACATTAATGGTTTTTCTATGTGTTTTTGATAATTCTTTTAGTATATCCGCTTCTTTTGTGCTTTTTATTTTCTTACCCAGTTTTCTGTTTACAAATAATATTCCTTTTACATATGATTGTTTAATAAGCGACTCCATGACAGGAGTCGCATTTTTCTGAAGTAATTCTAATTCTTTATTTATTTGCGTAAGGAGTTCTTTTCGATACTTAGTAACTGTTCCACGAGGTTGAGTTGTTTGTAGTAAACGGATAAGTTCATATTGCGAAGCGGTAAAAAGTCTAATTAATTCATCTACATAGGTGAGTTTTCTTGCCATACAGCCTCACCTCTCTTTACTCTGTCTCTTTGTTTATCTCTTCTTCTGCTTCTTCTAAGCCCTCTTCATTTTCATATAAGTGAGGGTTTGGAATATTAAGTGGGTTTGCTTCCATCTCTTCTTGAAGTATTCTCTGATATTCTTCTTCGGCTTCTTCTCTTGTCATATCGTTTGCCATCATTATGCTTGTCACATGAGAAATAACAGGTTTATTACCATTTTTAATCCGCATAATTTCCGCTTGTTCTCTTTCATCATCTACAAGTCCGTCTTTCCACTCAATTATCAATTCATTCTCGTCTATGTCATAACCATCTAACTTCGCACAAGCAGATATAGCCTTGCGAATTGCAGTGTCCATACTGTTTCTAATTCTGCTCACTTTTTGTAAAGCGGTTTCCATCTTTAATTTATACGCAATGCCTGAAATGTTGCCGTTCACGTTCTCTTTATCCCCTAAAAGTGTACCTCCCATCTCTGACAACGTGTAGAGTGCGTTTTGCAGTTCTTTAATATACTCGAAATTAGCGTTTAATTGTGCGTCCCAGGTGAGGTAAGATACTTTTCCATCAGTACCCTCAACAATAAAATAATTTCCTGTCTTTAAACTATATGTGCCTGTTTTCTTATCATAAGTTAACGCACTGCTTGGCCCTTGCATGCTTGGTTCGGCGTGTTTATCAAGAATTTTTGAAATCTGACTAAATCTTACTTCTAATTCGCTTACGAGAGTATCTATTGCATCGTAGTCGCTAATTCCAAAGATATTATCGGAAGTAACAAGATTAGTGACAGGAATAACAGCAAAATCATCAAGTCCTGTTTCAATCACTTTTTCATCATTAAATTCTTTTGCTATAACTCCATTTTTAAGTAGAAAATGTTTTATAGTATATTTTCCTCTTTCGTGAATTTCACAAAATAATTCAATTTCTCCTCGTTTTTCATTGGTAATTACAGGTATACAAAGCACGTGATATTGAATTTTTCTTATATTACGTGGATTTAAAATTGGAAACCAAATCGCAGGTTGTGTTACATCTATGACTCCTTTGTTTGCTTCTTTATAAATATAAAATAGTCCAACTCCATATCTGGAAACATCTATTGCGACTATATACATAAGATTTAAAACATCGTTCTTACTCATTATTTCATCCAAAATCTTTTGTTTATTTTTATCCTGAACAGTAATCCGAGGCGGTTCCCCTACAAGCAAATCTGCTGTTTTCTTTGTTATTAACTGATGATAATTGAGTATTATGTCATAACTAACTATATCTGTATAACCGTTATTGATTCTTTTTATTCTTTGAAACTGATGTTGATATACATCAGAATGTTTTCCTTCAAATAACTTTTTATAGTCGTGATAATTGTTTATTCTTTCTGTTTCAGAAGTGGGTGGGAAAGGTTGCCCAACCTCCAAAAACTTTAAATCTGTAAGCATAAACACATACCCCCTTTTTGTGTTAGCGTAGTTTAACAAAACCAAGTCCAGTTTTAGAACCCCAGAATTGTTCTGTGGCATATCGGATAGCCGCAATTGCATCATCGTTAAACGCAACAGGTTCTTCCGTCACATTACCTTCCTTATCCACTTTGTACTGCCAATTCTGGATTTCTTTCAGTGTGTTAACACATTTTGTATTGATATAGATTTTTCTGCTTCGTAAATAATCAATTCCTGACTGAACAGAATTCTTACCCTTTTCAGCAGGGCGAATTGAAAGAAAACCATGATTGCGAAATTCTCTGATTCTATCAGGTTCGGCTGAATCTGCTACAATAGGAATGTTTTTATCCAACACAAATTTTTCCGCTTCATATATTAAATCCGTATTCGTCAATCTTCTTTTATACAGTTCATCCAGCACATATATATCGCCATCTTTAATTCCAACCAAAATTAGTGCTGACGGGTGGTTGTACCCAAAGTCTAAACCGTAAACTAAATAATCGTAATCTCTCCAAATATTATCCAAAGACAACTCTCTGACTTCCCAATTTGATAGAATGATATTTTGAAAAGTACCCCATTCGCCAAGTGCATAGACACGATAAAAGTTGTAGTCTTCATCTTTTAAGGCTTCAAGCATTTCTCTATACTCATCATCAATAAACTTGTTATCTTTGTATGTTGTTTTTAAAATAGAAACTTTTTTACGGAATTCCTGATTAGGATTATCAAAGAATTGACTCTTAAGCCATGAAAGTTGGCTCACTGGATTAAATGTCAAGTTGATTTGGAACGGAATATTATATTTATTAAAACCTCGTAACCTTGTATCCAAAACCCGGAAATCATTCACGTTTGCCTCACTTGCTTCTTCAATCCAAATATCTGTTAAAATTCCAGATTCGAATGTGATAGATTTTAATTTTTCTACATCATCAAGCCCTGCAAATCGAATTTGGTTTTTGTTATATTTATTAGTAATCGTCATGTCAGTTTTATTAATGTCGAAAATTTGGTAAAGATTCCAATCGCTTATAATTTGATTAAAAAGTGCAAATGTAGAATAACGATTTGTCTTACCCACTTTTCTGACTACTAATGTGTTTCTCCCTTTATCCCTCATATTGAGAAATAATTTCTTTTGTGCCATAAATACTGATTTTCCACTACCTGCACCGCCGTAGATAACTTCATATCTGTTTGTACTGTCTAAATAAGGAAGATAGATATCGTTAAAAACTTTTTTAGAAATTCTTACCTCCATATCTATCAACCCCTTTAATCTTCAAGCACCACTCTAATTACTTGTTCTTGTGATGTATCTTGCTGTTGTGCAGGATTATCAGACATGCCGAGCAAATTCTTTGCTAGAAAGATAAGGGCTTTTGTATCACCGTTCGTCACGCCTTTTTTGTATAGAGCACGGCGAACACTTAATTTACATTTTTCAAGTCCTCGTTCATATACTTCTTTAAATTTTTTTCTTCTATAAAGAGTGCTTTGATGAACACCAAAATGTGCTGCAATTTCTGCAACTGTACAACCTTCACTTGCGAGTTTTTCAACTTCTTGCATGTCTACTTTCTTTTTAGGACGTGCCATAGTTATCACCCCTTTTGCAAAAATTTTCTTGGTTTCACTATTGCAAAACTTTCGTAAAACACCTTATAACGAAAGATTTTGATTATTTTCAAGTTAAAATTTGCATAAGAGGGTGAGGGTGTGTTGAATAGATAATATATATAAAGTGCCGTTTCGGTTGACACCGTTCCGTGTAACAGCGTAGCAAAGCGAAGCAGTTTACACTTGATTTTAAACATAAAAAAAGCCCACTTGGGGCTTTGTTACTTTTAATTATTATACAATTTGCTCCAATAAGTATAAACCATATAGCCCAATGCAAATTGCATCTGCTTCATCCTCTAACGCTTCTTTTCCATAAATCTCTTTGACTTTCTCTATTGTGTTTCTCTTTTGTTGCTCTCTTTTTCTTCCTTTTATACCATTCCAAGATTTCCAGACGGAAGGAGGAATTATTTCAAATTGAATATTTAATTCTATCAGTAAATCTATTATTACATATTGTAACCCCGCTAATATTTTATATGTTTTTTGATTTTTTTGATACTGTATATCCTCTATAAACACAAAGTTAATATCATTATCTTCTATCAATTCTTTTATGTAGTTTTTTGTTTGGTTTATCCGTGTAAACAAATCCCCGTGTGGTTTATAACAACCTGATTTTTTTAAATGATTATCTATAAAAATAGCGAAACCAGTATTGATAGTTGACTGGTCGATAGCAAGGATATTCATGTCACACCACCCCCTATGTAAAAAAAAGGGACATATTGTATTACCCCTTTTTTAAATAAAAGTCAGATAAAATGAATTAAAACTTCTTAATGGAGGTGAATATAACATATAAAATCATTTTTATTAATTGCAAGTATTTTTTTTAATTTAAGGGAATTGAATATGCAAATTCTAAAGAATCCATAACAGTTAAAGGTATTAATCTACCCCAATTGTAGTAAAGAACTTTACCGTTAACATCTGTAGTTTTTGATGAACGTAATTTACATTCATGCATTATATTACAAAACCACGCAACAAATTCATCTCTGAACAAAACATAAACTTTTTGTTTAGGAATAACAATATAAATGTAATCTGCTTTAGTTTTCCATATCCAACCGGGCCCGTTATTTGACTTTGTTTCAATGAAAATATTTCTTGTCTCAAGTGCTTTTTCATCAAATTTCACTTCAATTGTGTTTACTAATTTATCATTTTTAAAGACAAGTAAATCAACATCAACTTCTTGCCATTCCTTTTCATGACTAACATCTACAACTGTATATCCTTTATTTTTAAATATTTCTGATACTATTTTCTCACCTTGTTTTGCTACTTCTAAGGAATTATAAAAGTAATCTCTATTTTGAAGCAT